AATGGTGCTCTAAAGCTTGGCCTTGATAATGAACATGGCTATGACTTTCTAAAACATTTTGAAGAGCGATATAAAATAAAAGCACGAGATCCTGTTTCAACTGGATGGGATGTTGTTGACAACCTTATTCAAGGTGGTCATGGCAAAGGTGAACTTGGTGTTGTTGTTGCTCCAACAGGTGCAGGAAAAAGTATGGCTTTGGTTCATCTTGGTGCTCAAGCAATGAAGCAAGGTAAAAATGTTGTTTATTACACATTAGAACTTGGAGACACAGTTATTGGTCGTCGTTTTGACAGTTGCTTGACTGGTTTTCCTCTAAAAAACCTAAATATGGCAAAAGAAGAAGTATTGGAATCGGTAAGACAAGTCCCAGGTAAACTTATTATCAAAGAGTATCCAACAAAAACTGCTTCTACTGAAACCATTAGAAATCATCTAAAAAAACTGGAACAGCGAGACTTCAAGGTTGATATGATAATAGTTGATTATGGTGATCTACTAAAGCCAGTTTCAGCACAGAGAGAAAAACGAAACGAACTTGAAGGTATTTACGAAGAGTTGCGAGGTATTGCAGCAGAAATGAAATGTCCACTTTGGACCGCTTCACAAACAAATAGATCTGGTCTAAATGCCGAAGTTGTAACAATGGAAAGTATCAGTGAAGCATTCAATAAATGTTTCGTTGCTGATTTTATTTTTTCTCTTTCCCGAACAGCAGCACACAAGCAAAACAATACCGGCAGAATATTTATAGCAAAGAATAGAAATGGACCAGATGGCGTAATACTTCCTATATTTATGGATACTTCTAATATCTCTATAAAAGTATTGGAACCAACAAACGAAACAATAGAAGACATAAATAAAAACTCTGCTGCAGAGCAGTCAAAGAAGTTGAAAGAAAAATACGCTAAACACAGAAAAGAACAAAAAGAAATGGCAAAGGGAGAATGAAAATGAGCGAGATAAAAATAGATTACAGTAGAGATGAACTGTTTGATGAACTTGGTCGCAAAAGACTAAAAGAGTCTTATATGACTGATAAAGAAAACTCGCCACAAGAGCGTTTTGCTTTTGTATCGCAACAGTTCTCTTCAAATACAGAACACGCACAGCGATTATATGACTATTCATCAAAGCATTGGTTGAGCTATTCAACTCCAATCCTTTCTTATGGTCGTTCAAAAAAGGGACTTCCGATCTCTTGTTTCCTAAACTACATGACTGATTCGGCAGAAGGTCTTGTTGATACATTGAGCGAAACAAACTGGCTTTCAATGCTCGGTGGTGGTGTAGGTGTGCATGTTCAAATCCGTTCTGCTGGTGATAAATCAACAGGCATTATGCCTCATATGAAAATCTATGATGCTTCTTCGCTTGCTTATCGTCAAGGTAAGACTCGTCGTGGTTCATACGCTGCTTATCTTGATATCAACCATCCAGACATTATTCAGTTTTTAGAAATACGAAAACCAACAGGAGATCAAAATCTCCGTTGTCTAAATCTGCATCACGGAATCAATATCACTGATGATTTTATGAATATTATTGAAAAGTGTATGCTTGATCCAAACGCTGATGATACTTGGGAACTAAAAGACCCAAATAGCAATGTTGTAAAGGAAAAAGTCTCAGCAAAAGAGCTATGGCAGCGCATACTTGAAATGCGTATGCAAACTGGTGAGCCATATCTTTGTTTTATTGATACAGCAAACAAAGCACTACCAGAATGGCTAAAAAAAGAAGAACTAAAAATACATGGTAGTAATCTTTGTAGTGAGATCTTTTTGCCAACAAGCAAAGACAGAACAGCAGTTTGTTGTCTATCGTCACTAAATTTGGAATATTATGACGAATGGAAAGATGATTCTGTTTTTATCAGCGATGTTGCTGAAATGTTAGATAATGTTTTGGAGCAGTTTATTGAAAATGCGCCTGATACTATTAGCAGAGCGAAATATTCTGCTATGCGAGAAAGATCAATCGGCCTTGGCACTCTTGGCTTTCATGCTTATTTACAAAAAAAGCATATTCCATTTGAAAGTGCTCTTGCAAAATCTGCTAATATGAAAATATTCAAGAATATTCGCTCCAAAATGGATGAAGCAAATGTTAGACTTGCCAACGAAAGAGGAGCGTGTCCTGATGCTAAAAAGCATGATGTCAATGTTCGCTTTTCACATATGCTTGCAATAGCGCCAAATGCTTCTACTTCACTTATTATGGGTAATACTTCTCCAAGCATTGAACCATATCGTGCAAATGTATTCCGTCAAGACACACTTTCAGGAGCACATGTATACAAAAATCGTTTCCTTGAAAAAATACTGGAAAAGAAATGTGAAGAACTAAAACTTGACATAAACGAAGTTTGGTCTTCTATCATTTCAAATGATGGTTCCGTTCAGCATTTAGAATGGCTTGATGACTATACAAAAGATGTATATAAAACAGCGCCAGAACTTGATCAAAGATGGATTATTGAGCTTGCCAGTGATCGTCAAGAATTTGTTGATCAAGGTCAAAGTGTAAATATCTTTTTTAGACCAGATGTAAATATTCGGTATCTACATGCGGTTCATTTTCAGGCTTGGAAACAAGGTTTGAAGTCGCTATACTACTGTCGCAGTGATAAACTACGCAAAGCAGATCGCGTTGGTCAAAAAGTTGAGCGTAAAAAGATTGAAGACGAAATAGATATGAAAAAGCTCGCCGAAGGTGATGAATGTCTTGCTTGCACTTGAATGGAGAAAACAATGACAAAGAAAAAACTAAAAATAACTGACGAAAGACAATATTTCAAACCTTTCAGCTATCCCTGGGCCTTTGATGCTTTCAAAGAAAGTGAACAAATGCATTGGCTATGGCAAGAAGTTCCTATGCTTGAGGATGTAAAAGATTGGAAAAATACGCTTACAGAAAAAGAAAAGCATTTTCTAACTCATATTTTTCGCTTCTTTACTCAAGCAGATGTTGATGTGGCTGGAGGATATGTAAAAAACTATCTTCCTCATTTTCCACAACCAGAAGTTCGTATGATGTTGAGTTCTTTTGCTGCTCGCGAAGCAATACATGTTGCTGCATATTCTCACCTTATTGAAACAATAGGTATGCCAGAGGCAACATACAATGAGTTTCTTCAATATGAAGCAATGAAAGAAAAACATGAATATTTTACAAAGTTTGCCGAAAAAGATGCAAATAGTATTGCTCAACAAATAGCAGCATTTTCAGCATTTACAGAAGGAATGCAGCTTTTTAGTTCGTTTGTTATGCTGTTGAACTTTGCTCGTAACGGTAAGATGAAAGGCATGGGCCAAATCATTGCTTGGAGTATTGCAGACGAAACACTTCATGCTGAAAGTATGATAAAACTATTTCGTGAGTTTATTGGAGAAAATAAGCACATATGGAACGATGAACTAAAAAGCGAAATATACACGATTGCAACAAAAATGGTTGAACTTGAAGATAAGTTTGTTGATCTTGCTTTTGATGTTGGAGAAATACAAAACTTGACAAAAGATGAAGTAAAGCAATATATTCGTTATATTGCAGATCGCAGACTTATAAGTCTTGGCATGAAAGGTATTTTCAAAGTAAAGAAAAACCCATTACCATGGGTTGATGGAATGCTGGGTGTTACTCACAGTAACTTCTTTGAACAAAAAGTAACAGACTATGCCAAAGGTGCTCTTACTGGTGATTGGTCGTCTGTTTGGGCACAAGAATAGATAACCGCAGGCATCGCTTGACAGCGTCTGAAAACATGCTAAACTTGGAAGCGTCCCTTGATCGGGGCGCTTTCTACTGGAGAAAATATGACTGATCTAAAAACTCTTGAACAAAATGATAAGAAACTAACTCGTGAAGAACATATTATCAACTATCTAAAAGCACTAAACACTATTGAACAGGCTATTGAACCATATCGTGAGCACAAGTTGGCTCTCAAAAAGCATTATGCTGATAGTAGTTTTCTTTCCCGCGAAGATCAAAGCAGGCTTCTAAAAGCATATCGTATGGCTCAAAAAGGTGAGGAACTTGAAGATTTTGAGGAGTTCCTAAACATTATTAAGAGCAAGATGAAAGTAGGTGTTTGATATGAAACTTGAACCAAGGAATAAGCATCTTCTTTTGGAAGTTGTAAAAAACGATTCAAAAGAAGAAAAAGTAAGTGAGTTTTTTGGTGCATCTGCTAAAAAACCAGACAACTTGACATATCGTGTTGTTGACAAGTCTGATGATTGCGCTATATCAGTTCATGTAGGTCAGCTTGTTGTTATTGAAGGTAACATGGTTCATGAAAGCAAAATTGGAGAACTTACTTTTTTGACATGTAAAGAAAACTTTGTTATTGGTGTTCTAAAAGACTGAACTTAGAGGTGGAATATGGGCTTGTATGATGAAGTCAAAATAAACTTCTTGTTTGAAGAAAAATATAAACATTTACAAGACCTCTTATTCCAAACAAAAAGTTTATTTTGCGGTCTTGATGAATATCTCATAGACGAAACAGGCCAACTATGGCTTCAAGAAGCTACTTGGGAAACAGTCCCAGAAGAAAAAAGACCATACTATAACTCTCCAGAATGGGAAAAGCCTCTTGGAAAGATTATTGGAAGCCTTGAAATAAAAAAAGAAGAACCAATAAAGCACAGTCATACTGGCGAGGTAAGTATGCACTATTATGATAAAAATGTTGATTGCGAGATAGTGTGTTTTTTTGATGATGGTAAAATGTTGTCATTCAAGGTTATAGAAAAGGAAACAAAATGAAAAAAGATCTTCAAGATTCACTTTTTGAAAAGTATCCAAAGCTATTTCGTGATATTAAATATCTTGGGTGCGATGATGGTTGGTATGAACTTATTGCCACAATGTGTCACCAAATACAAGGTCATATTTCAAATACCAGAAACGGCGCAGCAAGAACAAAGCGATATAATCGTGCCTTGAAGCAAGCATTGTCTGGCAATCTTTCTAATCTTGAATATTATTATCGCTCCTCGCCTGATAAAGATAAGATGATAGCAAAAGAAATAGAAATGAGAACTTTTCGCACAGTGTGGCTTGATAGAATACCAACACAAATGCATTTTACACAAATAAAAGAAAAGTTTGGAACATTGAGAGCCTATACCGTAGGTGGTGATGCCTATTGTGAAGGTGTTGTAGCAATGGCCGAAGGTATTAGTTCTAAAACTTGTGAAGGATGTGGACTTCCTGGTAGACCAACAAAATCTGGTTGGATAAAAACACTTTGTAAGGAATGCACAAATGAAAGATACAAGCCAAGAACTATATAATATAGGGCAACTTGTTAGTTCTAATAGTCCAGAGCAAGGTCAAAAATTTGATTTTGGTGTTGTAACAAGAGTGACTAAAACAAAGAAAAATCAATATAGATATTATATTCTATGGCAAAAGGATAAAGATACTTGCGGACCATATGACGCTTTAGATATAAGTGTATTTGTTGATTTTTATAAGAAATGGGAAAGCCAAAATGTTCAAAATAACAAAGATTGAAAAAAGTGAAAACAATCAATCTTATAGTGCCGGTTCTTATTGGTTTTCATTAGATGTTGAATTTGAAATTGATGGAAACAAAGAAGAACTCCATTTTGGCACTCTTGGTAAATATTACAAACAGCTTGTGATGTTTGATCGTCAAAAATACGAAGATTATTACAATAACTTACCAGAAGATGATATGTATTTTGAAGATATTGAGGGAACAGATTTTTCAACAATGAAATTTAAAAGCAAAAACCCATATGATCTTGGATATTGTAAGCTTATGGATGTTTCTGGAAATGATTGTATAGTTGAACTTGAGAAAGGTAAGTACAAATATTCTAATTGTACAAATTTAAACTATATTACAGAAGCAGCAGTAAAACAACTTGAAGAAATGAAACAGCATATTGATGCTGGATACTGTCGTTATGGAGACTATCCAGAACAAGTTGGTGCTTTTCGTAGTGGCGATCCATTTAGCGACTTTATTGGTATTTTAGAGACACTTGATAGGTTTTGGGATTGATATAATATTGCGAGGTATAAACTATGTTAGATCTTGGATTTTATTTAGTTATGGCATCTTTTTTGTCAAGCATACCGGTTTGGATTATTGCTATGGCACTAACAAGCATTGCTGAAAGTGCTAAAAGAAAATAAATAAAACTATTTATCCTTTTGGCACATTTTTAGTATTACAAATACTAACTTATGTTGATCTTTACAACTGTTCTCAATAAGAACTTTGAGAACTTTCTTTAGCATATTTACAATCTCAGTTCTTCTGGTAAAACTTGTTGTTCAGAACTCAAATATAGGGAGACAAAATGAAACTAAGTGAAAACTTTTCGTTGCAAGAAATGACTAAATCGCAAACAGCAGAACGAAAAAAAATTGATAATACACCAACGCAAGAAGTTATTGACAATCTAAAACAATTGTGTGAAAATGTATTGGAAAAAGTAAGAGAGCATTTCAAAAGACCTATTATGGTGAATAGTGGCTATCGTGGTCCTAAACTAAACAAAGCTATTGGTGGAGCAAAAAATAGCCAACATCTAACAGGTCAAGCGGCAGATATAGAAATTCCAGGTTTGGATAATAAAGTTGTATTTGATTGGATCAAAGATAATCTTGATTTTGATCAACTCATTCTTGAATACTACAAACCAGGCATTCCAGATAGTGGTTGGGTTCATGTATCTTGGAATAGTAAAAAGAACAGAAAGCAAGTTATAAAAATTGGCTGAAAAAAAGGTTTATGTTTTGTTTTTGGCAGTATTTTTCTTGTTATTTTCTCACGGGGATATTATGCCCCGTGAGCAAGAACAAAACTTACAACTAAAAACATCTACAAATGGTATCTCTCTTATAAAAGAGCATGAGGGCTTTTCTCGTGTTCCCTATGAATGCCCTGCTGCTGTGATTGCTATTGGTTATGGTTCTACAACTTATGAAAATGGAAAACCAGTATTATTATCTGATCCTCCAATAACAGAAGCAGTCGCAGATCGTCTTTTTAGGAAAAAGATTCATAAATATGAAAAATGGGTAAATAAACTGGTAAAAACTGATATAAATCAAAATCAGTTTGATGCGCTTGTAAGTTTATCTTACAACATTGGTTTTGGTTCCATAAAGCGTTCGCAACTGCTAAAGCTTGTAAATGTAAATCCAAACGATCCACAAATAGCTATTGAGTTTCTAAAGTGGAGAAAAGCAAATGGAAAAGTAACAAAAGGATTAGAAACTCGCAGACAAAAAGAAGTTGAACTATATTTCAAATCTATTTATTAGCACAGTGGAGACGCGATATGGCAGAAAGAAAAGTAAAAATAGGTATAACAGTTCTAATAGATAAGCCAAGTGATTCGTTGTTCACAAACGGTATTCGTCAAAATGTTATTATATTGAGAGAATTGTTTGCAAAGTGCAAAAATGTTTCTGAATCTTATATTATTAATACTGCAAAAAATGTGGTTATACCAGATGATGACACAACAACTTGGGGTCCATATGCCAAGCATATTATATCTCTTGAAGAAGCAAGAGATAAATGCGATCTTATTGTAATGGCACAAGGAAGTGCTCATGTTGATACGTACAAGGAACTAAGTAAAAAAGGTATAAAAATAACCAAGCACATCATGGGTGCAGAACTAAATGTTTTCAATGAAACCATTTTATTCAAAGATAACAAAGAAGCAAGAAATCTTTATACAAGAAATGCCGGAACTGTATCAAATGTTTGGATATCTCCTCATTTTTTTGATACAGATAGATATTTTTTTGAAACTCAATATGATTGCGAAGCCGTTGTAGGACCATATGTTTGGGACCCAAGATTTATTCAGCATCACATAGACATTTTCAAAAGTAAAGACGCTAATGAAACTGGACTTTATAAACCAAGTGGAAAGTTAGAAAAAAGACTGTCTACAATGGAACCAAACATAAATATGGTAAAAACCAGTGTTGTTCCTATTATGACAACAGAAAGACTTTACAGAAAAAGTCCAGAAACTCTTGATAAGTTGAGTGTGTTTTGTGGCGATGGCATAAAGAAAAAAACTGATATGGTAAACTTTGTAAAAGAACTTGATTCTTACAAAGCAGGTAAAATGTTCTTTGAAGCCAGATATCCAATAGTTTGGACTCTACTAAAACATACCGATATCGTTCTATGTCATCAACATCAATGTGCTCTAAATTATCTTTATCTTGATGCTGCTTGGATGGGATATCCAGTTGTTCATAACAGTGAATATATGAAAGAACTTGGTTGGTATTATGAAGGAAATGATGTTGAAAAGGCAGCAGAATATATAAAAAATATAGCATATAACTTTGATAGTGAAAATCACCAAAACGAAGAATATATCAAAAAATCAAGAGCATTTGCTTATCGCTACATGATAGACAATCCAGAAAACATTCGTGGCTATGAAAAACTTATTGATAAAGCCATGAACAACAAATGAGGAATATTATATGGCAAAAGGTCAAGAAAAAACCAACAAGAATAACAAGCAGAAACTAACAACAAAAGAAAAACAAGAAAAGAAAAAGGCAAAGAAAGAGGGAAAGTAATAAACTAAACACTCCCCAGAGTTTGATCGCTTGCTTGATCCGTGGTATGCTCGTGCAGCACCACGGATCGTGCTTTTATAGGAGATAACAATATGGGAACTTATATTGCTTGGAAACTTGATGCTGATATTTCTGCTGGTGGAGGAGAACAGCTCATTATTAATACTGCAAATGCCCATAAAGAGTTCAAGGATGGTCCAAAGTTTGAAAACTTTATGTGGCACAAATGGTCGCCCGAAGTAAAGTGGTGGGCACCAGATTTTGTTACCGAGCTTTCAAAGAGTATTGATGTTATTTTCCGCCTTGATGCAAGGGGCGAAGAAAATTTCACTTGGTTCTTTTACAAGGGAAGTATTTTGAGTGAAAGTGAAATCTGGGAAAAGCCGACATTCCCTTCGCGCCCTCTTTTCAAGAAAAAGGCTGCTGAAGCAGTAGTAAATCGTGAAAAACAGCGTATTGCTAATGAAGCAGCGCGAGCTGCTGCTGAAAAGCAAAGACTTGAAAGGGAAATCCAAGCATTGAAGGCAAAACAACAGAAGCTTGAAAAGCAACTTGCTGGATAAAATATAACAAAATAACACATACATTCTGCCTGTTGAACGGGCAGAATATTTATTTATGAAATATAAACTTGGAAGTATTGTTGTTTATAAAGATTATCACAAACCACGGGGATATATCTCTGAAATAACTCACAATATAATAGAAGTTATAACTTTTAGTGATTTACAACGTCATCGCTACTCACATGTATTTTTTGATATTTATTGTGATGTTGTAAGCGATGGGGAAAAAGATGAAAACTAAAAAAAACGCAAAAGATCCAAAAGACTACCAAATATCTGGAAAGTTTAGAGCTGGCGATCTTGTTCTTGTTGTAAGGGCACCAGATCAAAACCGCGTTATTATTGGACCACTTGTTGATAAGATAGGTATTATTGAAAAAAGACTTGGCAGAGAAGATGGTGTTTTTTCAACAGTAAATACTTATTCTGTTTTTCTTGATGTTGGGACTGTTCATCTTCATAGTCTTGATATGAGATTACTTTCAAGGGTGGAATAAATGCTAATACCTCAAGTTGGCGATCTTGTAGCAAGAAGAGATATACATACTGGCGATATAATCCTTGGTTATATTAGTGGGATAACAAAAACATACGGTGAAGGATGTTTTGTTTATTTCTTTGATTGGGATAAAGATGTATGGTATGTAGAAAAGGATGTTGATCGTTTCAAACAAGTATTAGAAAATTGGAACAAAAATGGACAACTACCAATATCGTGAACTAAAAGACGCTATCAAGCGAATTGATGAACTTGAAGAACAGATCAATAAACTAAAACAACTTATTTTGGATTCAACACATTCAAGTGGTCATTTTCAACTGAATGGCACTGATGAAAATTTCTTGTATACGAAAGTCGGTGATGAGTGAAAAAGTTTTTATTACTTGCCGGACAACATTATTATCCAGGAGCAGGTACACAAGATTGGATAGGCACTTTTGAAACAAAAGAAGAAGCAGAAGCACAAATCAAAATAGATTATTCAAAAGGCGTGAAGAGGAAGCTGGTAAATGGTCATGAACATGATTGGTATGAAATTGTTGATTTGGAAGAATGGATGAATAAATGACAAATAAAATTCGCGTCTTTGATACTCACTCAACTCATAGTGCCTGTGATGGTATAGATGATCTTATCAATATTCTACAAAGAGCAAAACTCTCAGAAAAGAATGGTGAATGGTCAGAATTATCAGTTGATTGGAATAGCGATGATGATTACCAAACAACAGTGCGTATCAAAGGTTATAGATTGGAAACCGATAAAGAATATAATAAAAGGATGCAAGAGTTAGAAAAGGCATCAAATTTGAAAAAGAAAATGAAAGAAGATAAAGAAGAGCGTGATAAGAAAGAATATGAAAGATTAAAGAAAAAGTTTGGTGATAAATGAAAAAATTTGTATTGAAATGTAGCACCTGCGGTCCAGTCAACAATTGTAATTGTTCAGTAAGCTATACTGAATACCTAAAACTAATTGATCTTCTTATTAGATTACAACCTTGGGTTGACTATCCTACTCCGCCTGAACTCATAAGCGAATTGGCAACAGCAATCAGCGAGGGAGATACAGATTGGGTTCCTTGTGAGATTGAGGAAAACAAATGAATAAAGAATTAGTACAAGCATTAGAAAAACTTATTGATAATATGAAAAATGGGACTAAACTCTCTTATAGAGAAGAAAAAGTTATTGAGGCAGCACAAAGCCACGATTGTTGGTATCAATGCAAAAAGTGCAAGAGAATAATTAATGGTTTTGGAAATAACTTGGTTGAACAATATCAAGGCACTAATAAACTGCACTGTGCTGCTTGTGGGTTTCACAGAGATGAATAAATGAATAAAAATGAGATTTATTGTGTAAATGAAGCTATGACGAGAAAACAAGAAGCAAAAATTATTTGGCAGACAGATAGGAAACAATATGAGTGAAGAAAAAATAAAATTAAAACAAGAAATATCAAAACTAAATGAAGATATACAAGAAATTATTTCTAAAATAGAAATGATGAGTGAAGCAGCAAAATCAACAAGACCAGAACTAAAAACATGTGAAGAGTTTGTGGAATATGTTAAAAAATTTCGTAAATTACAAGACGAAAAAGATGCTAAACTAGCGGAGTTGCAAAAATGAATAAAAATGAGATTTATGAAAAAAACCTAAAAGGTCTTGAAAACTTCAAAGGTTTACCGCTTGAAAAAAAGTTAGAGTTCCTTGAACAAATTGGTATTTTAGAAAAAGATGGGGACAAGTATAAACTATCAAAAAACTATGGTGGATAAAATGACTGACCGTTTTCAAGATCAACCTTGGTATATCAAACTATGGAGATACAGACATTATTTGCGTATTCCATATTCCACTATCATCTACAGATATCGTAGTAAAATAGCAGAGAAAAACTGGAAACTTGCCTATGATCTTTCTGTTGGTGATGCTCAAATAAAAATGAACTGGCTTTATACGCTTGACGAAGTGAAAGAAACTTTAGAAAGTAAGAGGCAAACAAATGAGTATGATGTATAACTTTCTTCTTGAAGAAAACAAGAAGATGGCAAAAGAAAATCAAGAACTGATAGAATTTGTCAATAGTGTTCAAGTGGCACTATCTCATCTGCTGCAAGATGGTGATATAATGGAAAGTGGCTTGACTTCTGCTAAAGACCTGTTACAATCTGCTGAAGAACTTCAAAACAAACATCGGGGTAAAAATGAAAAGTATTGAACTATATGGTGATGGTATTGGTCGTGTTGAACTGGTCCAATCAGTTGGTTCAGACGTTATGATTGTGAATAGTGCCCGTGTAAGTTTCGGTGTTCACAAAGAAGAACTGGATGATAAAGATAAAAAACTTATTCGTTATCTTATCAAACACAAACATACATCAACTTTGGAGCATTGTTTTGTAACTTTTCGTGTAAAAGTCCCATTATTCATTCGTTCTCAACACCATCGCCACCGCACTTGGTCGTATAACGAAATATCA